CCGACCAAAGGCAATAGCAACCTCGGCAGAGCCTCCGATCACGGTGTTGATATGTTGGAAGGCCTGCACGATGGCCAACGCGGTCTTGGTGGCCCAGAGTTTTAAATCACCATTATTTTTCAGCTCTTGGACCTTGTTGATAATCGACTCCAGAGAGCCCTTGAGCATATCGAACAGTCCGGCGTCCATGACCGCTTTTTTGAACTCACCCCACAAGCTCTTGGCGGTGCTGGTCAACCCTTTCCAGGAGGTGGCAAACTTATCCATGCCGCCTTTATACTTTTCGTTCCAGATGGCGAGCAGGGTCTGCTGGATGATCTCAGGGCTGTTTTGGGCAACGGTCTGCCGCACCTTACCCATGGTGTCGGTCCAGGTGTAGGTGATCTGATCACCGGCAACAGACTGCTTGATGCCGAACTCTTTGAGGCGCTCGCCTTCGCCTTGCAGCGCATCGGCCAGGGCTTCGACAGCCTGCTGCAGCGGCTTTCCCATACTGGCGGACGTATCGCCAACGGTCTTCATGACCTTGGCATAGTCGATGCCGTAGGCCGACAGGGTACGGATCGCCTCGCCGTATTCAAGCACGGTGTACGGCGAGGCCGCGGCCTCGCGGTTGGCGTAGGCGATGGCCTCTCGGGCTTTTTCCAGGCTGCCAGTGGTGGTGGTCAGGCTGGCCTCGAGGACCTCGAAGCTGCTGGCGGTCTCGATAAATGACGAAGCCAGCTTGCCGATACCAAGGGTCGCCAAACCTCCGGCGATTAGACCGGTCGGGCTGAAAAGCTTTTTAGCCAGCCCGCCGATATCGGACAGGCCTTTCCTGACTGACTTGAGGACGCCTTTGGCTTTGTTTTTGGCGCTGATGATCAGCGATATTTTTTTATTCTTGGCCATCTGCTGCCTTCAGTTTGCGATGGGTGTCGCGCCAGACGCGGGTAAAGCCGCGACGGTAGCGCAGCAGATAGATAACCCCTTTAAAAAAGACGCGCATGTCTTACCTCTCACCAGTCACTAATCACGATTCACCAATCACTACCTTTAGAAAAATCCGATGCAGATCCCGCCGGAGATGGACAAAGAATCGTCCCAGCTAAAATCCCCGTCGTCGTCGCCAATCGAGGGGCCGTCGTGTTGTACGTCCTCAATCAATACGTGCAGGATGTTCCCGGCGATGGTTCCCTTGGTCATTTCGATATTGGCAAGGGCCCCGGCAAAAAACGCCGTGAGCGGCGCTTTGTCTTCTACCCATGGGGTCGTCTTGCATGAAGCGTCAAATTTGGACGAGAACGGCAAATCGCTGATACCTGCGGAGTTGACCCCGCCACGCTCTCTCCTGGTCGATAGAGAGAATTCAAGCGATTTCATGTTCAGGGAAACGGCGTCAAAAAGGAGGTTGCACTCGGTACTGAGAAGCGGATCGGTATCGTCCCACTCGGGAGACAGGCTGTCCTCGACATCGCTCTCGGCGCAGCCGATCGACCGGACATCGTAGGTGCCTTTAATGACCTCTTTTTCGGTGACGCCAACATCCAATTTTTCACAGACAGCGTCGGTGCAATACAGCCTCAGCCCATCGAGATACTGATCGACGGTCATATAGCTTTCGGCTTCTGTGCCGAGGTGGTGGAAGGTGACACCGGCAGCGATCACGGCACCATCTGCCGGTGCAGAACTGAAATCGCGATGCACGGTGTAGCTGTACGGGCCATCTCCAGACTTGCTGTCGATGCGGCGTACCTGGTAGGCCTCGCCGATCGCTACCCGCACAAGCTGCCCGACCGTCAGGTCAAGAGCACTGTCGAATCCTCCAACAGCGCCAGATCCGGCCTCTACAGTACCGGCGGCATTGACGCTCATGGTGCCGAAAAGCGTTTCGAGGAAAGGGCTGAATTCCGGCGGCGTTCCGGCGACTCCGCTGCCGCGCAATTCCATCGCCAGAGCCCCCTCGCCCCATCGACCACCGACCGCTTTTTTGCTCGGCCAACGGCTGCCACGAACCAACCCGCGGTCCACAAGGTTCCCCTTGGGCTGGACAAATCCGGAGTCCTCCAAAATGTCGATGGCATTGCTAGCGGCCAGCGTGGCGGCGGTGCCCTTTGCATCCTGCATCTTGGCGTAGACTGTAGTGTTGGATTTACGTTTGATGGACATGGTGGATCTCCTATGCTCGTTTCAAAATGTCGAAATCAATAACCTGGAAATAAACCGGATGGAATAACCCCTCATCGTTTTGAGATGACGTAAAAGAGGTGCCTGCCGCTGTGCCGCCGAGGAGGTTGTCAGCCATGACGGCGTTGTCTATGGCTTCCTCCAGGCCGATGGTCTCATCGAGGGTCTTTTCCCTGTCGGGCTGATGAAACCCCGCATAGAGGCGGACGGTGTGGGTGTTGTCCTTGCGGCGGACCAGGCCTTCCTCGGATCGGCGTTCCGGCCTGGTGATCAGCACGATCGGCAACTCTCCGATCAGAACCTCGGAGCGCTGTTTGAAAACCTTTTTGACCGTTAGCGCCTTGCCCCATTTCTCCTGGCAAAAGGCCTGCAGGTTGGCATTGCTTTCCAGAGTGGTCTTGAGATTGTTGAGGGTGTCGACGAAGCTCATTCGGCCCTGCCCTTCTTGTCAAAATACTGAGACAGCAGGGGCGTTACGTTCTGTACGGCTCTCTCGCCGAAAAGAAACCCGAGCACCAACAGGTTGATGGCGAAAATCAAGGCCTTGAGTTGCTCATCTCCCGAAACATCCCAAGCCTTTGAAAACACCTGGTAGTCGATAAGCATGGTTGCAAACCCCCATGCGGGACGCTGGCAACCACGGGCAAAGATGATGACGGGCCCGATAATCGGTAAAGCCTTGAGGTCGGAGGCCGTACCCTCAAGCTGTTTAATACGCTCGTTGAATTCCTTGTCCTGCTCGTTGGCCAGCACAAGCAAACGCTCCTGGCGGCTGCTCTCCTCTTTTTGGATGAGCAGTTGCAGGTCGGCTTTTTCCTTGTCTGACATGGACGGAGGGAAATAATCCTTAACGGTATCGGCAATGGTTTTGACGGCGCCGCCGCCGAAAAAATCCGCTATTTTTGCCACAAATCCCACAAAACCACCTCCTTACGGATGCACGATCCGGATCCTGTCCGGGATGTTTCGGCAATCGACATGCAGCCAGTTAACGTCCGCTTCGATACAGGTGATCATGGCAAGCCGCGGATCGTCTTTGTGCTCGAGGATGATCTGCCGTGCCCGCTCCGCACTGACACCCTTGATATCGCAGTCAAAAGCGTTGCCGAGACGGTGCTGGCTGTACTCCGCACCGATCGCACATGACAGCGGCCGCAAACCGCGGTACTGAAACGGGCCCCCGGAATGATAGTTGTTGACGATCACCGGGGTGTCCTTGCCACGCAGCTCCGTGAAAAAGTCGCGGATACCGTCCAGGGCCTGCAGCGCTGTCGGGTTGAGAAACATCCACGCATGCAGACCGAAGCGGTCAAACGTCTTTTTGTCGACAAGCTCATAGATTTTGAAATGGCGACAGATATACATAGGGCCTCCTCAGTTAACGAGCCAGATCACAACAAGGCCGGAGACGACCGATCCCCCTGCGGCAAGGGACGCTCCGTAAAACATCCACAGTGCCTTTCCGGCGTTTTTACCGGGCTGTTTTTCCAGATCATCGACACGGCCTTCGAGGTGTTTGATCTCTTTTCCCGGGTCAGGTTTGCGTTCCTGTACCTGGAGCCTTGTTTCATGGTCCTTGAGCCATTGCCTGGTGTCTCTTCCCTGCTCGGCCAGGTGTTGTATCTCGACCCTCTGCGCGGCGATGGACTCCATTGTCTTGACCAGGTGATCAAGCTTTTCGTCGATGGCCGTCTGGCGGGTATTCATGATGTGGATTATCGGCTCTTGCTTGCACGGTTCGCCCACTAAAACCCTCCCTTGCGGATTTCACGGTCGATCTCATCGCCGAGAATTGCCACGGCTTTGCCGTCGGATAAAAATTGTGCCGCGGCGTCGGTGATGTAACGACGGGGGCCAAACTTGGCCGACGATCCGGTCCCTTCGTGGATAGCCATGCCATAGGCGGCGGCGTTGAAGACCATGGCTTCGTCTTTATCGGCGGTGAAATTCGCGCCATCCATGGTTTTGCTTTCGCCGGGTTGGAGCCAATCGAGACAGCTGCGCAGGTGACCGCTGCGCACCGGTACCGGGTAACCTCCGGCCCCTATATTTGAGGCCTTGGCACCGGCCCCGGAAAGGTTCTCGTGAGCTTCGCGGTGAATCCCCCGGGCGATACGGGAAAGGCCTCTGGCTGCTGCCTTTGGGAGGTTTTTCTCCAGATAACCAAGGCCGTTCAGTACAACCTTGTCGCCCTGGATGTCGACGCGCATATCCAGCATCAGCCGACCTCCAGACCGCCAAGCGTGGTCGATTCGGAGAAATGGGATGACGTGGCCACCGACCCGGAGTACCCGGTGCTGTCGGATGCTTGCCCATTGACAATGCGGTCGATCAGTTGATCGGCTTCATCGATGTATGCCTGCCGGGTTTTGCGCACCTTAAAAGCATCCATGCCGTCGGCGGCCTGGATCTCCTGGCTGAGGATGACAAAGCGTCGTTGCAGCAGCTCGGCGGCGACCAGGCATTTTTCTGCACGTTTGACAAAGGCGGCGGTGGTGGTGGATGTTGAAGCGTAAGAGGTCGATCCGATACGACCCTCAAGCAGAGCGGCCTGCTCGGCGATCAGATCTGTGACCATGGTGGTGTAATCGGCGGCCTCAAGGGCAAACATGCCACGAGAAAAGCCGAGAGCGGTCACGTCGCTGGTGGTGATCTTTGGCATGGTGTCTCCGTTAAGGCAGGCGGTTTAAACTTATTCAGCTCTGCCCCGTGATACACGATTTGCGCAACAGGGTTGGGCCAAGAAGGTGAAAAACAAAAAGGCCGGAGTCGTTTGACTCCGGCCTTTTTGACGGATTATGCATCGGTCTAGCTCAGGCTGCAGCGGCGATGCTGTTTGATCTCGGCGATGGTGCCGTTATACGCACCGGTCCAGACATGGTCGGCTCCGAGCTTGAGTTCGTCGCGCTGCGGATCGCGGGCGTTGAGATCTTCCCATTCGCCGCGCTTGTTTTTGCCGCCGGGCAGGCTGATGTAATAGCTGGTGTTGGCGATCTTGGTGGTGCTGATGATGCCGGCGATGTTGAAAACGATCTGGTTGTTGTTGGTGTTGGGGTTGATAAAGGTGGCCGCCAGCGCTTTGTAAATGCGTGCGCGGAGTTTCGGGTTGCAGGTGATGTAAAACTGCGAATTCTCGTCGACGGCATAACCGGCGTCGGCCAGGTCCTCGAGGATCTGGGCGCAGGCGTTGTTGATGGTGGTGACGTCGTCGGTGTCGAACGATTCGTTGACATCGGCGGCCAGGGCGGTAAGCAGGCCATAGAAAAGAGTGGCCTTTTTATCGTACCAGCGGCGTACGGTGTCGGCGGTAAGCTCGTCGATCTTGTAGTACTGGTTAAACCGCAGCCAGTCGTCGAGGATCGGGAAACCGCCGGTAAAGCGCAAAAAGCTGATAGCGGTCTTTGCGGTGGTCGGCAGGTTGGAGAGTTTGGCTTCTTCGCCAGGGTTCTGCTGGTAGAAGGTGACGCCGCCGCTGACATCCATAATCTCGAAGCTGTCGTTGGTGCTGGCACGCATGTCGACCTCGTCGAAAAGCACTTCGTAGCCGCGGTCGGGGGTCTTGAGGGTGTCGCTCTGGATCAGCACGATCGGGGATACGCCCTCGAGGTTGCTGTCGTGCCCGACGATCTTGCCACCGGTCACCGGCTGGACGGGCTGATCCGAGATGGATTTCATAAAGTGACTTACCGCCCCGGCGATCAGGGCTTTGCGCTTGTCGAGAGGCACTTTGTCAAGCTGGCTCCAGTCGATGATTTTACGGCCGTACAGTTTCATATCGGATCACCTCCTTAGTTTTCCTGCTGCATGACGAGCACTTCGGTGTCGTCGTCGGTTGCGGCTTCGATGGTGACGCCGATCAGCGCATTGGCGGCGGCCTCATCATCGGTTTTAGCCACGCCCTCGGCTTCATCCCAATAAACCTTGGTGTTGGCCGCAATGGCGGTGCTCACGCCGCTGGCCTTGGGGAAGGCGCTGCGGCCGCGATAGATGTAAATGTTTTCCTCATCGGCGTCGGCGTCGTTGACGGCTACCAGAATGTTGCCGCTATCGACAATGACCTCCCCGGCCTCGACGGCGGCGGTATGTGCGAGTTTGAGGGTCCGAAGATTTTTGACCGAATCCCTCGGGACTGCTTTTGCCATGGCTTATCTCCTCTACGGTTGGGTGTTAATCCTTCGGGATCAGGGGGTTGTCATCCGCGCCCTTGTTGCCGTCGGCCGATTTATCGCGCCGCATGTCGCCTTTTACCTGGCCGTCGGGGAATTTCTCGATCATGCGGTCTTCCAGATGCTTGACCTCGGCCTTGAGGTAATCGATAGGCATCGACTCGCCAAAGCCTTTGCATTTTTTTACGGCCTCTTCGGTTTCTTCGCATTCGCCAAGAGCGGCTTTCATACGGGCGAATTCATCGACCAGGCTTTTGCGGAAGGTCTTGCCTTCGTCAGCAAGGGGCTGCAGTTCGTTGACCTTGTCCGTGAGGGTGATGATCTCGGATTTTTTCTCGTCCAGGGCTTCTTTGACGGATGCAACGATGGTATCGGCGGCGCTGTCGTCCGAAAACTGTTTGCCCAGCAGGCCGCCGAGTTTTGCTACCAGCACTTTCATGGCTTCTTTTCCTCCATCCTCGGGTTTGGGTTTGGTGCCGGCCTTCTTCTGGGCCGTGGCGCCCGGCTGCGCGCCGAGCCACACCAGGCTGGCCTCGGTGGCCTCGCCCGGTGCCTGGTACTGCCAAAACAAAATCTGATCGTATTCGCCCTTGACCGCCTCGAGGCCCTTGGCCATAAAACCGATGCTGACATGCCGATAAACGCCGGCGTCGATGTTGGCGGTGATGTCTTCGCTGGATGGCGTCTTGAGTACGAAGACCCACCCCCACATCACCTTGGCGCTGGCCGTGCCATCGGGCAGGCGGATATCCTCGCCGGTCAGCTCTTTGAACTTGTCCGGGGACATCTCCTCGGTGGTGGCGTCAAACCACAGACCGAGGGGAAGAAATCCGCGCTTTTCATGGGCATAAAGAAAGCTCTTGCCGGGCAGGGTGCGGGCAAAGTCGTCGAGCATCTCCTCGGGGAAACGCTCGCGGTCGCGGTCGACACCGTTATGCGCCAGCAGGTACTTGCGCACGAAGACCTGCTCGGCGGTCAGTTCTTTGAGTGCCCAGCGGTTGATCTTGGCCAGCATCTCCGGCGTGACTTCCGCACCGGTAACCGCCTTGGCTCCGCTAAACGACTTGGTGAATTCCTGAAGGCGCATCAGATCTTCATCCCCTGGGCGCGCTTTTGCTTGACCACATCGGCGATGGTGACGGGACCGGATTTTTTCGCTGCGGGCTCTTCCTTGTTAGCACCATCCTCCTGAGTTGCGGCGGGCGGGTCTTCGGTGGCGTCTTCATGCTCGGCGCTGTCCTTCGGAGAGGTGGCCTCCTGACATGCCTGCCAGGCGTCGTCGCGCTCTTGGGCGCTGATGTCAAAGCCGAGAGTGGCTTCGATGGCTTCGACCTTGGGTTTGCCGCCGACGGTAAAGTCCTCGGGATTCAAGGTCTTGATGGCGTCGGTGATTTTCTGCATTTTTTCGGACATATCATCCTCCGCTTTGCCGTCGGCTTTTTCGCCCTCGGCCCCGCTGCCGGCAAAGTCTCTTTTCTTGCCGGTGCGGGTACTGCGTCCGATGGTGGTGTTGCGTCCGGCTCGGGCCATGGGTTCCATCCTTTTTCAGTTCTGCTCTGTGATACAGGATTTACGCAACATGGTTGGGCCAAGGAGGTGAGAAAAGAAAAAGGCCGGAGTCGATTGACTCCGGCCTTTAAAAAGTAACGTGCTTGGAAGGTTTATTTGGTGGGTTCGAACATAATTCCGTGATCGCCAGGATATGGCTTGGTGTGCTCGATTTCCCCGTTGAATATCTCGTCGGGGATCCCGTCAGGGAAAGCGTCGCACTTAAAGCCGAACTCTCCTGGCGACGGCTTGATTAAGTGTTTGCACTGCATGCAAAGCGGTTCAGGTCCGATCATGATTTTTCTCCATATTGTAAACTATACTGTTTTTCTATGAGTTCGCCAATCTTTTTTGCCAGTATTCTGGGCTCTGGGTTGTTGCGATACTCTGCCCATCCCTCGGCAATAAACTCGGCCTTGTCTTTCATGGCGTATTCCGACAAGCCTGAGGATATACTCCTGCCGTCTCTCACTGCCTCGGTAATGATCTCCTGCAAAGCGGAGCTGTCTCGGATGCCGAGCAACCCATCAAGCTGGTGGCCGATTTCGTGGTCGATAACGGATTTCACCGTATCACAACCGACGGGATGGAATCCTGTCCTCACAGATCGCTGCAGGGCGTCCATAAATTTATCCGGGTCTTTTCCCCAGGCGCTGTTAACGCTGACACCAGAAGTGTGCCGGTCCCTGATCGAATAGGCAAACCAGTTGCTTGGCGTTTTCCCTGCCTCGCGTTTGGCCATCCTGCGCAAAGACGCGTCCGGCATATTAGGGTGGCGTTGTTTGAGTTCCGCCAAACGCAACTCAACATATTTGCGCTGCCGCTCCTGGGTGGTGCCGATAAACTTGAAGTTTTTCCTTAGCTCTGGGAACTGCTGAACGTGTTCATAGACCCCGCGGTTCCATTCGTTGGCAACCTCTACGGATGCCCCTTTGTAAGAGGACATATCGGCAAGATCGTTGGCAACGGCCCACTTTGCGGCCTCGCGTACCGTTGATGCCGCGACGAATTGGCCGCGGCCTTCCGGCTCACGATCTTTGTCGATCTCATCTGCGGCCGGCCGCACGCTGCAGCGGCAATAAGGGTGGGTATCGCGTACCGGCCTGGGTACTTCGTCGATAGCGTATTCGCCGCGCAGGGCCTGGCACAGGTCGCAGGCGTCGGGGGCCGGGGCATATTCTACCAGCTCGACATCCCACGCGCGCCACTCGTCGATCTTGGCTTGCTCGGCGGCCATGATCATTTCGGATCGGGCCAGGCGTTCCCAATCACTGTTTTTATCGCCGAAGAGTTTCTCCAGTCGGCGGGCTACCTCGTTGGGGTTGCTGCCGGTAATGGCATATGCCTCCATCTCGGCGAGGATCCTGTTTTGTATGGTCTTGGTGGCGTTGTTTTTAACCAGGTCGAAACCCTGCTTGCAAAGGGTATCGAACACCTCTTTGTTTTTGATGATGTCGAGGATCGGTCGGTCCTGGCCGATAAGCTGCGCGGCGCGGATCAGGCCGGCGCTGTAGGCCTGGCCGTAGTACCAGCGTAGCGGGCTGTCGGGGTCATCGGGCTGATAGATGCCGATAAAATCACGCATGGCGGCCAGAACCTGGGCACGCTGCTCCGGTGAAAAGGTAAAGACGTCAGGATCCTCCGGGGCTTTGGCGTGCTTGGGCACACCGAAACCGAGGATGCCGTAGACTCTGTCAAGCAGGGAGCCCCAACCGGCCTGCAGGCTGTTGGTGTATCCATCCTCCTGTTCGTCGACCTCGGGCCAAGGCTCTTCACGGGTTTCTTTGGTGCCGCTACGTTTCAGACTTTTTTTTTGAGTCTGCAGGCGTTTTTGCCCCTCGGCACTCAGCACTGATTTTTTGCCGATGGCCAGGTCGTTGACATCGATGGTGATGCCGGCGGCATCGGCGTTTTGCAGATAGTACATATCGGCCTGCGCGTTGAGGAAACGGGCCTGGGCCTGTTGCACCACATCGTGCAGGTTGACCTGCCCCCACTCGAGCCACCAGTCGCCTTTCTTCCAGGTGCGGCCGCGCAGCAGCAGCATGGTTTTTACCAGCTTTTCGAATTGCGGCATCTTGGCCTTTTGCCGGGTGGCGACATCGGCCAGGAGCATTTCGGCTTCGGCATTGCTCAGGCGCTCTGTGGTGGACCAGTGCAGCCCGAGCATCCAGGGAGGCAGCCCGGTTTTACTGACGATCTGCTCAAGCACGTGACGGGCGGGGACATCGAGCTCGAGGACCTGGCCGTCGGCGCCAATGATGCTGATGTCGATATCGCTGTCCTTGTCGATGGCGCGCACGAAATCGGCTGACTGGCCAGCGCGCTTGGCGCGGATTGCGGTGTTGAACTCGGTCTCAATCTGGTTGCGGCGGGTGGCGTGGTCGGCACCATCGCGCTTGCTGGTCTTGTAAATGATGCTGAAGCTTGGATCGCCGAATCGCTCCCAGACGTTGAGCAGGCTGTTGTGCATGGTGGCCAGGATCTGCGCGACGAACTCGCAGGAGCGGAACAACGGTGTGCCGTAGGGGTTCTGGTTTTCGGCGTCGATGCTGAAATACATCAGGCTGGACGGGTTAAGCTGGGTGTAGTCCAGGTCGCCGTCGGCTTTTTGAAAGATGTCGATGCCGCCGGCGCGGCGGCGTTTGAACTTGATGAACTTGCTGTCGGCTACCCGCAGTCCGATGATGTCGCGGCGCTTTTTGTCGGGGACGAATTCGCCCAGGCCGAAACCCTGCTCAAAGGCCTCGTTGGTCAGGCTCTGATGGTAGGCCTGCAGGCCGCTCTGAATGTCGTTGACCGGTACGTGGTCGATCCAGTCCTGGATCTCGTCGACCAGGTTGTCTTTATAACCCTTGACGACGACATGGCCATCGAGGGAGATCAGCCTCCGGATGGCGGCGTCCATGATGGGGATGGCCTCGCGCAAGAACTCATAAAACGTCGATTCGACCTTGCGCGGGACGAAGTTGCGGAAATAGGGTGTGAAGGGCCCCTGCCCGTCGTTGGGCCGGAGCTGATATCCTCCGGTGCGGCGCGGCTCGTTTGGGGCTTTGGCAAAAACGCTCCCGAACGGCATGTATTTACGGAAAAGGTCTCTCATGTTCATGCAAAAATATCCTCCGTGCCGTCGCCCGGCAGTATGATGCGCAGGGTCAGCACCCGGTCAGCATCGATGAGGTGATCGTCTTCTTTTTTAAAGATCCGGTGGCGGGTTCCTTCGCGGTAGGTGTGGTTCGGGTAATAGAGCATGATGTCGGGGTCGTGCGGATACTGGAGCTCCTGGCGCTGCATCTTGGTCACCAGCAGGTCGGTGGCCAGCTCTTTACCGGTCAGCTTGACGGGTTTTTGCGTGTGGGGGTCAAGCAGGACCTCGCCGTCTTCGTTGACGGCTTCGTAAGTGGCTCCGAACTGGTAGCCGCTGAGGCGGTCTTCGTATCCCTTGGCGGCGTATTGCTCCTGATTCTGCAGGATGTGACACACGGCGCTGCCGGCGTTGCCGAAGTCGAGGCCCCATCCCATGGTCATCTTGTCGCCGTCAAAGACATCGTCGAGGGCGTCGATGGCCTCGGCCTGCTGGTCGTAGCTGACGCCTTTGAGCTGTACCCTGGCGATGGTGCGGTGGATCTTGCCGAATTTTAGTTTGATCAGGATCTCGGTAGGGTCCTGGCTGAAACCGAGGTCACCACCGCCGAACCATAGGCCAGGTTCTCCGGTGAAGAGGCTCTTGATCTCGGCGCGGATATCGAACTTGCTCTTGGGCAGCCTCCGATCGAAAAGGATAGTCTCTTCGTAACCGCCGCGCTTGCCGTCCTCGGATGGTGGGCCTGGCCGGTACTCGGCAGCAAACATGGTGACTTCTCCCTGGGAGTCGTCGACCAAAACCTTTAACACCCGGTAGGCTGGCAGATCCTTCAGGAGTTTTGAGAACTGGTGCCAGGGGAATACCGAATTTTCCGGATCGCCCCAGTTGCCGAGGACGTTTTGTTGGTACCCTGGAGAATCTTCCCCACCGTATTGGTCGATGTAGAAACGCCTCCGCTGCTCGGTCCAGAAAGGATCCGGCATAAGGGTTTTTGCCCACTTGAATTTGCGAAAGGAAAGGCTTTTCGTGAAATCATCGTTGTCCTCTTCGAGTTTTCCGTCGGCTTTTTGGCTCAGTCGGTAGGCTTCACAGCTGCGGTCGCCGTCGGGCGTGCCGTAGAGTTTATAGGCGCAGCCTGGTTTGCCGGCACGCCAGAATTCTTTGAAGATATCCGGGTTTTTTGCCTTGGGGATCTCATCCATGAGGCATGCGGTACGTACATGGACCCCGCGGAAGGCTGTGCCGTCGAACCCTGCCGGACGAAAGTCGATCTTGAAACCGCTGGCGAATTTCATGCTGTGGTGCGGGTGCTTGCGGTGATCGCGCAGGCTGGATTTCAGATCGGGGTTGAAATCGAGTTGCTCCTCGATCGCGTCGATGATCTCCATCAGGTGGACGAATTGCGGAGCGCCGACCAGGGCGCTGCCGCGGTATTCGGTACAGGCTTTCCACATCAGATAGACGAGGATCTCGCGGGTTTTGCCGACCTCGGCGCCGCATTCGTGCAGGGTGTTGCCCGGGTAACGGACCGATTCCTGTTGATAATCCCACAGACTATAGGGGCGATCCGGGTTGTCCGGCTCCCGCAAAAAGGCTGCGGCCCACAACACGGAATCGGCACAGATGCAGGCAAGCTGGAATTCGTCGAGCGATTCGAAGCCGAGGGGCATTTCGCCGCGGGCCAGTTGGTGATAGGTCCAGTCCCACTTTTGCATCCAGGCTTCGAAGTCCTCCCGCGGAACCAGGATGCCTTTTTTCAGATCGGCCAGGGCTATCGGCTCCTGGATATCGTGCGATGGATGGACCGCGGCCGAGGTCATCCTTGACCTTCCGACGGTTTCATCTTACGGGCCACGCCGCTCATCAGATCGGCCAGGGTTTTGATGCCCTCTTCCTCGCCGTCCTGCTTGGCGATGGCCTTAGGCGTGATCATGAATTCATTCGGATGCATGCCGAGATCGGCGATGAGTTTTGGCAGCGCCTGCAGCGCTGGGTGCATCACGTATTCAATCTGCAGGCCTTGTTTGGTCATCTTTTCGCGCTTGAGTATGGTGCCGTCCTGGAGGATGGACTCCTGCATGTCCTGCAGGATTTTCATGCTGTTGGCTATAAGCAGGGCGCTGTAGCCGTTGAAATCGTCGGTGGATTTGGTACTGATGGCGGAATGCACGGCGCGGAAAAACTGCATCAGCTCCGATTTGTCGAGGCAGTCGCCACCAGGGGCGGTCATGCCGTCATTGACCATCGAGCATGGATAATTCGGGCAGCTGGACTTGCACGGTTTCAACCGGTTTGCAAAATCCTTGGCATAAAGGCCGTGCTTGTAGTTATTGCGCACGCCTTGCATGCCTGGTTTCGGCTGCTGTGCGGCCTGGCGGCGCTGCTCAAGAGCGGCCTCGCTCATGGTGTATTTGCGACGACGCGGAACGCGAAGATCCTCCGGGATGCCGGTGGTTTCGTCGTTATTATCTTCAGGCGGGATATACGTTTCTTCTGAGATATCGGACATGGCGGTCTCCTTTTGCAGGCCATCGCCGCCAAATTACCCGGAAATCAAGACACAGTTGGGCCAAGGAGGTAAAAGAAAAGCCCCTCGATGTGAGGGGCTTGGTTGGGCTGTTTTCCACTTTTGGCCTTTAATAGGTGTGATAGGTGGAAAAGTTTCCACCTATCACCACTGTTGTTTTGCTATTCGTTCTCGCAACTTTCGCAGACACACTCAGGGCAGAGAACAGCCCCGCATTTTTCACATTCATGAGCATCTTCTTCCGGGAAATCGCAGCCACAATTTTCACACAATGTCGTTATGTCCATTTT